AGGAGCTACGTCGCAAGATGCGGAGGCTGCACCGCGTCAATTGGGTCTTCAAAGGATCCCACAAGGACGAGCCCACCAAGTTCACCAAGCTCAAAGTGAGGGTGTTCGAGGGGACTCCGTTCACCATGTTGTTTTTGCTCCGGCAGTACTTTGCGCCTGTCATGCGCATCTTCGCGACATTCCCACTCGAGACTGAGAGTGCGGTGGGGATCAACGCAAATGGTATGGACTGGCACAAGCTGTCCGCCGACTTGGAGGAGTACGGCGGTGGAAGGGTGCTGGAAGGAGATTGGAAGCACTTCGACACGAGTCTGGTGTACCAAGAGATGATGGCTGTGTTTACCATCTGGATTGAACTTGCCCAAGAGAGTGGGGGTTATTCAGAGGATGACATCAATATCATGTGGGTGCTCGCTGAGGAAGTCTCGCGGCACTACTCGATCTTGAGAGGTGATGTGGCCCTATTTGAGGGGGCCAATCCCTCCGGCCAGGCACTGACGGTGTACCTGAACAATGGTGTGAACGCCTTGCGCATGCGCGCTTTCTTCTATGCGTGCGCGCCGGACGATGTTGAGTCGATCGCATTGTGGCGGCCAGACCGGGAGTCGCTTGGAGGTGTCACGCTACCCACAGACGCGCGCGCTCATCTGGAGCCGCTGAGGACCGGCCTGAGTGGCCGGTTCAGGGACTATGCTCATGCAATCTTCTATGGGGACGACGCACTCATTGCGCCACACCCGAGCACCCAGCAGTGGTTCACGCAGTACGCGCTGGCGGAGTGGTTTGCGGAGCAAGGCAAGGACTTCACCAGCACGCAGAAGGGGCCGTTCGAGGAGGCGTTCACACCGCTCTCTCGAGCGTCGTTCCTGAAGCGGGGTTTCAGGTTGGAGCTCAGTGTGGGGCATGTAGTGGGTCCTTTGGAGATGGACTCGATTTACAAGTCGCTACACGTGTGGCCGAAGAAGTTGGTCGACACTCAGGAGGTGCACGCCGCGGAAGTGATCGCACAAGCGTGTCGAGAGTTGTTTAATCACGGTGAGGAGGAGTTCCGAACCCGTGCGCAGCAATTGGCCATTGTGGCAGAATTGTGCGGAGCAGCCCCCTTCATGGACGACTGGCATTTCTCCTGGGACCAGCAAGTTGTGAGGTGGAAGGCC